GAAATTCTATTTTCCGAAGGCATTTCTCTAGTAACCAAAAGTAAGCAACAGTGCATAAATATATCCTTTCTTATTATGTATTTTTTAGTCTGTCAACTGCAATATTAAAATAGTTCTCGTCAATTTCGCAACCAATAAATCTTCTGTTTAGCTCTTTAGCAGCAATAGCACAACCGCCTACTCCCATGAAAGGATCAAGAACTATTTCATTTTCGTTTGATGAGTTTTCAATAAGGATTTTACTCAACCCTACAGGTTTTTCAGTATCGTGTATATTCTTTCCGTTCTCATCTTTTGTTTTCTTATTAGGTACAGAAATAATATCAGACGTTCCACAATGATTTATTTTTACTCCCTTACCTTTACGCAAAAATATTATGTATTCAAATTGATTCATGTAATACTGACCCATTATTTTATTGCCCTTATCCCAAATTAAACATTTGATAAAGTTAAAGCCATGTCCATTTTCATCTCTCCACTCATCAATCACTTTTAGAAAATGGGTTAAATTTTTATGGTTTGTCATTATGTAACAATGTCCAGTTTCTTTTAGAATCTTATAAAATTTAGGTAAATAATCTTCAATTTCTATATTGTTATATTCAAAGACTTTACCTTTTCTATTAATAGATTTTTGTAGCATACCGCCTGAATTTCCTGCGTTACCTCTTGCAGTCACTTTATAAGGTGGATCAGTAAAAATCATATCAACCACAACATTTTTTATAATAAGAGTGTCTAACACTTCAAGAGCATTTCCGTTTACAAATATCGTTTTGTTGTCATTTAGTTTCAATTTTTCTTTTTCACTTCCTTAATAGTTTGTAATCAAGACCTCTATATCTTTTGTCTTGTCTTTTTTCTGGTAATTACAGTTTCCGTAAGTGGTGTTTAGATAATGGATTTTATAATCATGATTTTCTGCCCAATCCTTTAATGTTAGGTTTGTTTTTAGATTATTCGATAATGCCCATTTCACATTTGATGTCGCAAGCATATCTCTCAAATCTTCTTCATCGGTATTAGTCCAACCGCCATTTTCATTATAAGTTGCCGTAGAGTTAAAGTATGGCGGATCACAATATAGAAAATCATTCTCATTAAACGTCATGCCGATGAACTCACGAAAATCGGCATTGGTAAACTTGCAGTCTTTATTGCTGATTGCTTCCGAAAATTCTACAAACCTTTCTCTTAATGTAGGGTTAAAATATCTTTCTCCAAACGGCATATTAAATTCACCTTTTGAATTAAAACGCATCTGATTGTTAAAGGCGTAACAAATTAACACATATAAAATAACGGACTGTTTAGATTCCGACTCGTTAAAATAGCTGCGGAGTCTCAAATACCCATTCCTATTAATCTTTGATAGGTCATATTGCTTGATTATCTTATCTATTTCGTCAAGACTTTTATCGGTTCTATTTCTATGTATGTATTCAAGTATTTGCACTACAGGTAAATTCAAATCATTATAAATAACCTCTTTCGCAGGAACATTAATTCCAACATTAAACCCACCGCCAAACAAATCAACGAAAGTGTCAATATTTTTCGGGAACAATGGTAATATCTGTGGTAGAAGCTTGTATTTGCCACCTACATAATTGAGTGGCGATTTTATGTATTCTGACTTTATCAGTATCATCTCCTAAATAAAATTTCTCTTTTATTCAGATTTTAAGTGTCTAAAAGTGCGTATTTACGTTGTTTTAGGATATGCCAAAGTAGCGTATTTTCATTAACTTGTAATTTAAAAAAATTACTTTTCTTTATCTGTTTTAATAGTTCAGGATTGTCATAAATGTTGCCAACGATAAAAGAGACACGTTCGCCATAGCAAGATTCGACCTGAGGAATATCTTGCAGTAGATTATGACTCGCTTTTTTCACCTGCTTTCTCAGTTAAAATTATTTTGAACATATTGTCAACAGAAGTAAGAAGATCATACCTCTTATTCATTGGAGCAGTTGAGCTTCTAGCAAATTGGTGATTAACCATATCAATATAAAAAGTTGATGAACCATCATCACCCATGTAGAATTGTTCCCATTCAGACTCAGACATCAGTCTTTTTACTTCAAGCTGCTCAATGGCAAGATTATCAAAACTTACTGTATTGAACTTTGTAAACAATACATCAAGATTATTGTAAAGCCATAGCTGATTATATTTAACAGTTGCGTATTTCTTAGTTAGGTACTCATTACCTCTACGAAGCTCTTTATAACCAAGTATAAGCATTTTTAGATTATTATTCTGCAACATAGCAACATCATCTTCTGTAAGTATTCCGTTGATAACATGAATTACAGCATTGGGATAACGTTTGGCCATTTTAATAAATTCTGTTGTCGGATTTACAAGGCTAACCCCTAAGCCATAAATCAGCTTTTCGTCAACTAAATATTTAATCAACTCCTGCTTCTGTTCAAAGTGCTTCTGATTAACTGTCATATTGGTAATAACCTTTTTATCTTTAAGCTTGCGAAGGAATGGAATTAAATCTGGGTGACTTGTAGCATCCCCACCACCAATTGCAACTTCTTGATATTCATGAAGCGTATCAATAAATTTCTGATTAAGAATATCTGCGTGACAGCCATTAAGTGTGCTTCCTTCATGACAGAACGGACAACCCATATCACAATAATTTGTAATTTTTATATCCATGTTTTCTGCATGATCTGGAATAAAAACATTATCGTCTGTCTTGCGAACCTTTGTACCATCGTCAAAAATCATAGTGGCATAGTTACCATTTTTATAAGCACCCAGTAATTTCATTTTATTCTCCTTTTATTTAATCATGTCCATAATAGCCAAAAGCAACAACTTTATCTCCAGATGGTGTTGTACAGTTATCCCAGAATGTTTCATACTCGAAATCATAGCCTTCAAAAAATTGATTATAAGTATAATATCTATCTTCGTCACAATCATGTTTCATGTCATAAACAGGAATTAACTTGTTCTCCCAACCATCAAATATAAGTTTTCCATGCTTCCACTGTTCAAATTCTGAACCTGTACAAAATGTAAACGAATGAACCGAGCTGCTGTTGGTTTCAAAAACATTCTGTCTTATTTGTAGTTTCATTTAATTCTTTAACCTCCTATTCCTGCAATTATTATTTTCTCTTATCGTACATTTTGTCCGACCATTCTTCAAACTTTTTCATTTCCTCTTCAGTCGGTTCGTCTTCCGGTCTGCCTTGATCGAAACCGAGAGTACAGCCGCTTTTAAAGCAACAGCCTGCTAGGTCGGCAGAACATTCCACATCACCGCCATATTCACGACATCCCCAAGTGCAATCCTGACAACACTTCATTACAGGGTCTATACATCGTGTTGGCAAGTCATGTATATTTTTTCTACTCATTTTCAATCTCCTTTGAAAAACTCTCTCGGTTCAAACCATTTATCTTCAATGATATTTCCTATTCCGACAACTAATCTATCTTCCTGTTTTACTCTAACATAATGACCTTTTATATCTTCCCATTTTGCAACGCCCACAACGTCCATAATTCTTGTAAGTGCTTCAAGTCCCTTTTCAGAACCTTCAAATGATGTTCCATTGAAAAAAGCTAAGTTATAACCGCCAAAACTAGCTCCCCAGCCTGAGCCTTTAAGAGTTATAGAAAAGGTAAGGCAACAAGGGTCGCCTATTCCCAGTGATACATCAGTTATTTTAGCGTTTTCATAAATAGTGTTAGTGTTGCTTTCTTCCGAAGGTATATTTTTTATTACAGGTTTAGACTCATTTTGTATGTACTCTGCAAGATATACACTGCACATACGGTGCTTATCGCTGGCACAAAGCGGACAGCCGTCACAATCTGTGGGGTCACTAGTACAATACTCCACCGCCTTTTCAAACTCCTCTTTCGTTATCATATTCTACCTCTTTCTATAAATAAAACTAAATTTTTATGTATTATGTATAAATAATTTTTCAACCACTTTAAATTGATTATTTTTGTTTCTGTCTAATGTTCTTGTAAATGGTCTTTCCCAAATACATTTAAAATCATCAGGTGCGTTTAATTCAGATATGAAAACCATATTGTCTTTACTAATTTCACGCATATGCTCCCAAAATTCTTCGGTATTAAATTTTCCAGACGTATAACCCGTTGTATTATCGTATGGAGGATCGGCATATACAATTGAACCTGCGGGGATAACAACATCTTTATAATCATTACAAGTGAATACAGCGTCCTGTAAATTAGCAAAGTCTTTTAATATACTACGCTTGCTTTGTGCCGCATAATTGGTACCCGTTTTGTTACGGGCATAACCGCCAAAGAATTTGCCACCAAAGGAACATCC